CTGCAATTTATCAGCCCGGGTTATAAATTCAGGTGTCAAGTATTGAGGGTTTTCAATATGGTATTTATCATTTTTACAATTCTTTATCGCTGTTTCAAAATCAGAAAGTGAATATCCCTCCTTCATTCTTGCATTGAATGAAGATTTATCTTTTTGTGTTCCTTTAAAATTTTTCCCGGTTATCTTATTTATAATTTCAATGAACGATACATATTCTTTATTAAAAGAAACAGTATTTATATTTATATATAGTTCACTCATTTGTTTGAACACTTGTTCAAGCTCTTGTTTATTTTTTATATCGATTTCACTTAATTGAACATTGTCTTTTATATACTGTAATAATTCAGTGGAAGGCTTATGTTTATTAATGAAATAACGAATAACATAACTCAATTTACCGGCGTCCGATCTCTTTTCTTTAAACTGTTGACGCCTTTGAATTATATCACTTGCAACTTCATTTTCTAACCTACCATCGGAATTTTGTTTGAACTTATGTTTAAGCACTTGTTCAAACACTTGTTTAAAATTTTCAAATTCAGATACTCGAACTCTACAAATAGTGGCTAATTCCTCAATATCTGAAGGTAAACTTCCTTTATCAAATTGCGACAGTATCATATCCATGTAGTACGCCCTTGCATCGGCCTTCATTTCAGTAGTGGCAACTATCCACTTATCAATATATAAAAGGGCTGCTGGATCTTTCATTTGAGAAATTTTACCAAATTATTAAGGGTGTTTGGTCCCAATGTACAATTGAAAATATTTTCGCCTCTCACGGTAAAAATTGAAATAGATTTAGAATTAGAATACTTAACGAATATTATTTTATCGCCAGAGGTACTTATTCTTTTAAATATTTCTGAAACAGTAGGACAATTGTATTTTTTATGATCACTTATTACTTCGTGACAATCACTACACAATGTGATTAGATTTTTATTGTCTTCATCTGCCGGATTATTTGTAGTGTATTTCAGATGATGAATTTGCAATTCAGTCTTTTCATCCCCGCATAATCTGCATTTAAATTTATCCCGCTTCATTATCTCTAATCTCTTTTTCTGCCAGCGTGGATCACGAAGTTTCTCAGAATATGTTTGTGTGCTCATAATGATATTGAAAAGTTAATCCGGCAACAAAATAAAAATCCCCAGGTGTAAAGCAGCCACGCAGTTACCCAGGGATAGTTTACCGTTGCCGGATATGATTAAAAAAGATGAGTCTTGATTCATTGTGGCTGCTTTTAATGGTGTAAATATAATTACATTTTGTAAAATTTGCCAAATAAATCTTTAGCAATTATTAGAAAATTATTAACAGTCCGGGTGTTTATATTGTGTGGGGTTTGCATCACATAAATGAAATTAAGTTCTATTCAACTTCCGGCCCGGTCAGTTTCGTTTTATCTAAATCCATACTCTCTATAAAATGCTTCAAAGTTTTTATCTTTCAGGTTAAGCAGGATCACGTTATAATGTGCCCTTGCATGATTCTGTATTTCCTTCAGGTAGTTTGAAAATTCGTCTGTTTCCAGTGATACCGTGGACCGTGAAATAATATCAGCTATAATGCTTAACTGAGGGAAGTAAATCATATCCTCAATGAGCTTTTCGGCACGTTTCCAAATTGGTTCTTTTAAGTAGGTCAGGATGTCGTTATCTTCCTTACGGAGAAACTTACAGCGGTATAATTGATGTGTTTCGTTCTTTTCGTGACCCGTTTCAACCTGAATGGCAGTCATCCAAACCCAGTACAAACCGTTCTGGTCAAGGCTGCGTTTAAGTTTCTTTTCCTTGATTTCGATGACTGACTTTTTATCAGCCAGGGCGTTTAATGTTTCCCTGGCTGATTGAAGTTTGTATTCGTTGGAAAGGTCGAAAATCATTAATTAGAAGGGTAAATCACTCGTACCTGAAGAATGTTCTGGATATATGTGATCAGACTGTACGGGTTCGGCGGGTGCCGTTCCTCCTTCTTTCTTACCGAGCATCTGCATGGTATCGGCAACAATTTCCGTGACGTACCTTTTTACCTTGTCCTTATCTTCATAGCTCCGGGTCCGTAGTTTGCCTTCAATGTATATCTGCATTCCCTTTTTTACATACTTTTCAGCGATTTCAGCAAGGCTTCGCCACAGTATAACCTTGTGCCATTCGGTTGTGGTAACCTTTTCACCCTGCTTGTTCTTATAAACTTCGGTTGTGGCGATTCTGAATGTTGCAACGGCTGTACCGTTGTCAATGTACCTCACTTCGGGATCGGCGCCTAAATGGCCGATAAGCATTACTTTGTTTAAAGACATAATTTTACGTTTATTGGTTTATAATGTGGAAAATGTTAATTTGTGTATCGTTTTTAACTTTCCATTTATAACTTTCGTTATAGAGCCAGTTGCAATACCAAGTTCCCTTTCGGCGTTCCTTATTCCATTATACTCTTTACCGGTTTGATCGCACTTGACCCTGATTGTATTGAATCGAAGTAATTTACTTGCGTGTTCGCTATTTTCCTTAGGCGTAACCCATTCTAAGTTGCTCACGCAATTATTACTCCTATCGCAGTCAATATGGTTTATAAACGGCTTGTTATGTGTGTTATTTATGAAATGGTTTGCAACTAACCGATGAATAGCCACCTGCTTAGGTCTTCCGTTCTTATCGAAAAGTTTATAAAACAGATAGCCATTATTCCTTTTTATTCCGATGCTAATTTTTTCAGATATCGACCTATTCCTGAATGTGTTTAAATATGGGACAGTGGATATTCTATTAAGCGACTTCACTCTGCCAAGGTCAGATATTTGGTATAAACCCTCATATCCGCAAATGTCTTTCCATCTTTCTTTCATTATTGTTTTATTCGTTCAATTAAAATGGTTGCTTCTTTAATGGCTTCATTCAGCCTTTCTTCAAGCTGATCAAGGATTGACTGATCCCGTTCAACAGTTGTAAGTATTTGTTTCAACTTAGGGCTGGAAAATGGCATATAGTCGATAAAATCCCAGCCTGTGCAAAGCAATTGCCCGTGTACCTGCCAGAAATAATTTTTAGGAAGGTTTTTTGTTTCCAGATATTCATTGTACATCTGAAACGAAGGGCATTTAAACTCACAACCTCCGTTCACTCCGACAATTTTACGGTCAGGACTGGCTCCGATAAAATCATTATACTGGTAAAATCCTCCGTTTTCTGTGTCATTCAAAGTGAATAACTCGTAGTTTTCAACTGCAAACGGTTCCTTTTCGTGTCCTCTTTGCATCCATTTATTTGAGAAAGATTCTTCGCTTTCTCCGGTAACTCTTTCATAAGCTACTTTTACAATTGCTTTCTGGTAGGTTGCGGAATCCTTTTTGCAAAACAGGTCGCCAAAGGTCGAAGCAGTAAACTTTCCCAACCTGAGAAGATCCCAATCCTCAGAGTTTTGGTCAATGTCATAAAATTTTATCATACCAATACGGATTGAATTAATACATCCTCGTCCTCTTTGGTTATGTCATACTTTGACTTAACCTTTTCGATCGTACTTCCGTCCTTTTTTAAGTAGTCGACTACCTTCTGCCATGCCTGTGAGTTTTTGGTAAGTTTCGGCTTACCCATTATTGGCTGAACCTCTCTTATTCTCAATCCCTCAGTAATATCCCCAAAAGCCCTTATGTCGTCTTTTACATAAATCTGAACGGGCACATTATTCCATTCAGTTATGTAGGCGCTTTTGGTAAATTTCTTAATGATCTTGCAGTTGGTTACATTTAAGATCATCGGCTTCAAATTAGGATCGGTAAATGTTGCAACATTTCGTTCCTGTTCCTTCCCGTCCGTGTTCTTTACTCTTTTAACGGTTACATTTTTGATTACGGCTTTTATGTCTTTGCCGTCATCAAGGTCGCAAACTCCCATGTAATCGGAGTTAAAAACTTTTTTCCAATGGATTTTATCACTCATGGCTTTAATTAAAAAATGGTTAATAAATTATTCGGGTTTGATGTCTTCATGCACCCCGTATTCATCCAGTATGTCATGCAGGCGGTACAATTCATTTTCAAGTTGATCAAATGCCCTGTCTACGAAATGGCTAAAGTGCCAGAGTTGGTCAGGGTGGCTGATGAAGTCATACAGGGAAAAGATTCCTTTCAGAAGGTCGTAACATTCAGCCAGGTCGGTACTTTTGCGGATGCTTTCAACTTTACATTCCATGCGGTCGAGATCGGATTTCATAAAGTTGTTTCCGTCGTCCTCTATTTCTCCTTTTACTTTGGCAATGGATTTATCCAGTAGTTCGCAAATTGCCATTACTTGGCTATGGGTTTTAGCGAAAGCATAAGCCGGGTTAAGTGCTTCATGCGTGTCGGGTGATAAAAGTTCGGTGTTCATCTGATTAAAAGGTTAAAGCCCCGTCCAATCGGTCTGTCACCCTGCCTATGTAGGCTAGAAGTGCAATTGAAGCGGGGCTATTTAATTTTTTCATATATTGGTGACAGACTTAGTAAATATATAATTTATTTCGATATGAGCGAACAATATTCGCAAAATAAATTATAGTATTTGCAAAACAAGAAATATCAATAATATTCCAATGACTGCCCATAGCACCCAGTCATACCCGTTATGGTTATCTTCATAGTCCATTTCTCAGCATATTTGTGTATTTAGAAACTCGATCTTCTTTGAGGTTCCTGCGTTTTGGCTTTACGGGTTGCTCCAATGATAAAAGTTCACTTTCGAGCGCGTCAAGGTGCGCCCGCGTTAACCGGATATTTGCCCGAAGTTGCCGTTTACGCAGCTCAGTTGTCATATGTGAATAAGGTTACGGGATACAGCGAACCGGATCATGTCTGGCTTACTGTGAAGGTTAAACCTCGTGCAGATGTTCCGCTTATGAACCGAAAAGGTGTTCCGGCTGATTTGTAACTTTTGACCGGCCCATTTTTGGAGTTTTCCGAATGATGTAATCTGACATATAATCCAGCATCTTACCTCCGGTATCAATAACGAGGCTTTCAAATTCACTCAAATCTTCTTTGAGAACATTTTCACAATCCTCCCAGCAGGATATTTGTACCGTTGGCACTTGGTGTGCATAATTAACACGGTGTACCCCTCCATCAAAATCCAGCATTAAAGGTTTAGGGGCTGATAAGGATAGTGTTGATTTACCCATGCCTGCCTGACCATAAATCAGGGCTTTGATTTTGGTTTGTACGTTTAATTCGTACGGTTTTCTAATTAAAGTCATATAGATTGATTATTGGTTAAATAAATTGTTTACTCTGTGGCTTTTTTGATGGCTTCTTTTGATAACATGGTATATTCATTTGAGAAACCAAGCGGCAATGTGATCATTAAACCGATTAGTGCCTCAAATAAATCCGGCGCGGCGGCTATGAGTTTGGCGTTGGCTGCCCTGTCGGTTGTATATCCACCAACGATAGGAATTTTATGCCAAGCAAGCGTGCATATCGTTTCGCCTTTGTCATCATAAACCTCAGTACTATACATCCCGTTACGTTTTTTTCTATGTGATTGGGACCATTCTCCTTTAGTGAATTTTGTTTCCATGATTTTATCTTATAAATTGTTCCGTTATTTCATCCATTTCGAGCAGTGTTCCTTCAAGGTCACTGAATAACATTTCATGTTCATGTCCAAAGTGGTCATAGTTGAGTTCTAAAAAGCGATGCTGGTCGAATAGGTTACTGATTCTCCGGTCACAATCACGAAGGTTACTTGATACCCGTATGGATTCAATGTTAACCTCCATGCGATCAAGTGTTGACCCGATTACATTTGAATAGTCGTAATCCTTGATATTCGCTTCCCTTAGGCTATTAACGTGCCTGTCAAGTTCAAAGCATAAGGCGGTTAATGAATCCTTTGCGGATTGTTCAGTCTTATTTGAACGCTTACGGGTTTCATAGGCAAGGGCAAGGTTGAAAGATGAACGGGTGCTGGGGTCGAGAAGTGTTGTTTCCATTTATTTGGTTTTAAAAGTTCTGTCTTTGGTGAATCCATAGGTCCTGTCCCGTCTGTTGATAATGCAATAAGCGATTATCACTACAAAGGCTATTACGGGGAGTATAATTAGCCAGTGGATATGGGTAATATTAATCGGTTTCATGGTCAAAATCTGAGTTAACGAAGTACCACAAAGCCAATCCTGATAAGATTGTGAACATCAATGCCACTGTGTTGGCAAATCCCGGATATTCTTTGTACGCCCATGCAAGGACGAATATCACAAGAATGACTGCGATAAGTGTTAGAAGTGATTTCATGGTTTTTAGTATTTGGTTTTCTTTGATTTACTTAATCCGAAAGTGTCACGGACTGAGCCGACGAAGGTTTGTCCCACCAATTGACCATTTATCATTTTGCGGCTATTGAACAGTAATGATTCTCTATTTTTTTCAAACCTTTTTTGGGCTGTTTTTTCATTACCTGTATGTTTGATTCTTGCAGGCTGAAAAAATCTTAAATGAATCTGCTGTAGTTCTTGTTTTTTCATGTGATTATTGGTTTAAATATTTCTGAAGTTTGATCTGAGTAAGTTCGTCCATTGTAACATTCTTGCGGGCTGGCTTCTTGTCCGTCGGGCTTATCCGCTCGACTTCCTGAATGAGTTCGTCAATCCGTTTAGCTGAGAACTTAATTGACTTACTCAGGCTCCGCATTTCCTTTTTTATTGATTCAAGGCGGGTCATGTTATTCAATTTCAAATCCATCAAGGTAAATTTCCCTACGCCTTACGCTTGTTACCCTTGTCCGTGTCGTCCGGGTACGGGTGATCGGGGATTCAAAGAATAGGTTGGTACAGATTATGGCAAGGAAAAGGACGGGGAGAAGGCGGTAACGAGTTATCCAGTACCAGCTAATTAGTTCAGCCACGTTGCGTGTTTCCGACTTTTCACGGATCATTTTAACCTGAGTTTCAACGGTACGGGGTGAACGGTATCTGATAGCCGCTATTTCCTTCGTACCTAAACCTTCGGCAAGCATGATCGTTGTTTCCTGCTCGACTAGGCTTAATTCATCGAACGTGCATGAGGTGTTCATTGTATGAGATTGTTGATTTGCTTTTCTCTTTTAGATTCGCTCTGCTTTCTTGTTTTGGCAATCTGTATAGCTTTGTCAAGTATCTTTTCATTCTGTCTGGTTCCGTTCAAGACTTTATTGACGTAGCTTACTGATAGATTCAGTTCTTTTGCGATTGAACCCTGATCGCCTTTAGTGAGTTTCTTCCTTAGTTCAGTTAATTGCTTGTTGGTTATCATAGTTTAGATTACTTTTTCTGCCACCAAAACCCCTGATCCTTTCGGAAGCAGGGGTAAAGTCCCGCCGGAAACTTACGACGGGAACCGGCGGACTATTTTAATTTTGGATAAAGCCAGTTTTTTATAAAGTACCTCACTCCTGAATCATTACCCATATCTAATATTTCCATTTGGCTTTTAGGGACCCAAACCCCTCTATGTTGTGTAGACAGATGTGAATTATCAGCATCAAAACAAATAGCCTTTTCAGTTTCATTTAATACTGACATCTGACATTCAAAGTATCCGCTGTCCTGGCGGCTTAATTCGGAATATTGATCACGTACTGTTTTCATTGTCGTAAGTTTTTAAGTAAATTTTGGTATTGCCTAGCGTGTAATAATTGTGTTATATTTGTCATTAAATTGTACGGCTAATATACACTTTAATACGATACGTTGTACGATTTGATACGAAAAAATACAATTATTTTTTAAAATATTTTTTTGTGACTGATTCTGAAAGAATTATAGCGTTATGTGAATACTTAAAAATTGAGATTG